CGGTCATTACAAAAGACGGTGTAACAGTAGCAGAATCTGTTGTCTTATATGACCCGGTTGAAAACCTCGGAGCTACTTTAATAAAAGAAGCCGCTAAAAATACAGTGAAAGAAGCAGGTGACGGTACTACAACAGCTACCGTCCTTGCTGAAGCACTGATAAAAGAAGTGCAAAAAGAAGAGTATGCAGGTATTTCTGTAAGGTTTATTAAGCAAGGCATAAACTCAGCACTTAATAAAGTAAATACATACTTAACAGACACAGCTATAGACGTAAAAGGTAATATGTTAAAAGACATTAGCACTATAAGTTGTAATAACGATGCTGCACTAGGTAGTATTATATCAGAAGCTTACACTAAAGTAGGTAAAGATGGTGTTGTGTTTATGGAAGGATCAGAAACTGAAGACACATACGTTGATATAGTTGATGGTGTACAGTTTGATTGTGGTATTACATCACCACATTTTGTTACAGACACTGAAAAACACGAAGCTGTGCTTGAAGAACCACTAGTTTTGATCGTAGGTAGTCAAATACCTAACATACGTAAGATACAGCCCATACTAGAGCATGTTATAAAGCACAAAAAAGAGTTACTTATAGTAGCACAGGTTGACCAACAGCTAAAATCAGCCCTTATGATGAACAAAGTAAAGGGTAATATCAAAGTCAATATCATTGACTTACCAGGCTTTGGTCCTACTAAGCAAGATACAGTGCAAGATTTAGCATTTTTAACCGGAGCTACGGTAATAAATGAAGAATTAGGCGATGATATGGATTTAATTACTGTTGATTGCCTTGGGAAAGCCAAAAAAGCTGTTACAAATGACAAAAATACTGTAATAACTACTATAGACCTTGGTGAAGACTTGTCTGATCGTATAGAAAACGTTAGAAAAGCAATAAAAAAAGAAAAAAACGAGTATATAAAGAAAAAAATCCAAGATAGGTTGGCTATGCTGTCTGGAAAAGTAGGTATGGTCAAAGTAGGTGCAGCTTCTAAGGTAGAATTGAAAGAAAAGAAAGATAGAGTGGAAGATGCCATATATGCTACTAAAGCAGCGTTGAAAGAAGGGATAGTGCCAGGTGGTGGTATAGCCTTGTTAAATGCTTCGCAAGAAATAAAAGCAAATGGTTGGGGTGAAGAAGTATTACTTAACGCTATAAAAGCGCCTTATCAGACTATATTAGATAATGCTGGTATAATTGAAGCTGTAGAACCTACTGGTGGTAAAGGAATAGATGTAACAAATGGAAATACATGTGAAATGATTAAGCATGGTATTATAGATCCAGTACTTGTTA